AGATACATTGAAGAACTACAAGACCGCTGACGGGCTGGATTCTGCGTCGACGTTCATCAACAACCGAAGTGGCTATGGACGGCTGGCCATGAGCACGATGGATAAGGTCTCCGCCGGTGCGGGCTGGCTGATGGAGTCGATCGACACGTTCACAACCGGAAGCGTGGTGCGTGCGCGGTATTACCAGAACCTGCGCAGGGGCATGAGCGAGATGAGCGCGATGCAGGAGGCAGATCAGTTTGCTTCCGGTGTGATGGCAGACCGGAGCAAGGGCTCGACGCCGACACTTTATTCCGCGCGGAACCCGCTGGTGAAGCTGTTTACACAGTTTCAGCTGGAGGTCAACAATGAACTGAGCTGGATCTTCAAGGACATGGCGCAGGAGGAACGGAAGAAGGGCGTGGCGGCACTGGCGAAGGCCATGTTCAAATTCCTCATCGGCACGTGGATCTACAATGAGTTCTACGAGGCCGTTGTGGGCCGCCGCGCGGCGCTGGATCCGCTGGATATCATCAACGATACGGTCGGAGATTTCACGGGGTATCAGCTGCCGAACACCGTGCAGGCAGCGTTGTCCGGGAAATGGGACTTCACGAAGGAGAAGCCGGGCACGTATCAAGCAATCAAGAATCTTGAAGGAAACCTGATTTCTGAGCTGCCGGGTACGCAGGCGCTGACGATCCTCGGCGTTGATGAGGCGTTGGGACTGGATATCGACAGCGGCAGAATCGCGGTCGCGTCGGCCATCCCGAACCTCGGGAACATCGAGAAGGCGCTGCTGGCAAAGAACGAGGACATGGCGCCTGCGAAGAAGGCACAGACCATCGGAAACGAGCTGCTGAAACCGGGATTGTATCTGGCGACGCCGTTCGGCGGCGGGCAGATCCGCAAGGCGTATCAGGGCGCGACGGCGGCGGCCCGCGGCGGCAGCTATTCGGTCGACAACGAGGGCCGCGACATCTTACAGTATCCCGTGTACAACGACAATCCGGCTGACCGGGCCAAGAGCTGGGCACAGGCGCTGCTGTTCGGCAAGACGGCAACGGAAGAGGCGCAGAGCTGGGTAGAGAGCGGGTTTAAATCGCTGTCCGCGAAGGAGACCGCGGCCTATCAGGGCATGACTGAGGGCGGAGAGGATCAGCGGGAGACCTATGCGTTCATCCAGGCGGCCCGGAAGCTGGAGAAGAGCTATGACAAGATGATGCTGCTGAAGGCCTATGACATCAGCGATGAGGCGAAGGCGGAGTATTATTATCAGGTTCTGGCCGGGGACACGCAGAAGGCGGAGATGGAGCCGAAGGACACGCAGGAGAGGATCGACTACATGAACGAGAAGATCCAGGACGCGCAGGACGCGAGGCAGAAGCAGGATCTGAAGGATTCCATTGCTGCCGGGACCGTGACGCAGGAGAAGGCAATCCAGAAGATCCTTGCGAACGACTACGCCGAGGACGAGAACAAGGCGTACTGGCTCTACAAGGAGTGGACCGGCGGGAAGGACTATACGAAGTTCGGACAGCTGCTGCAGGTCGTGGAGTCCGGCGGCGACGTCGGCAAGGCGGCGCAGGAGTATCTGAGCCACGGCGTGGAAAAGGGCGATATCGGAGACGCGATCACGAAGGCGTACAAGGCGCAGTACATCGCCGCTTCGCCTGCGGAGCGGAAGAAGCTCAAAGAGAAGCTGCTGGCGGCCTATGTGGCGGCCGGGTTCAACCGGGCGGATAAGTCCAGGCATATTGACAAGTGGCTGACGGACAGCAAGTAAAACAAGAAGGCCGGGGCGGATGCCCCGGCCTTCGGTATATCTGTTACTGCGCTTTTTCCAGCTCCGCGAGGCGCTGGCTGTGCAGGTGGACGACGGATTTGAGGAAGGAGACTTCTTCTTCAAGCTCTTCAACGCGGCTTTTCGGCGCAAGCGTTTCGAGAAGGGCCTGCTGGCCTTCAATCAGGAGGTCCAGCTTTTTCATGACGCTGCTCTCGATGATGACGCGGGTGTTGGCTGCGGACTGCTTGAGCATGTCGTCTTTGGCCTGGTCGATCATGGCAGCGGTCTGGGCCAGGATACCGGCTTTGGACTTGTCGATCATATCAGCGGTCTGGGCCAAGATACCGGCTTTGGACTTATCAATCATATCAGCGGTCTGGGCTAAGATGCCGTCTTTCGCGTCGCCGACGGACTTGTCAATCATGGATTGGATCTTCTCAAAATCTTTTTCGTCAAGCATGGGATTGCCTCCTGTCATTTGATGGTTCCAGTATAGCACCGGCGGGCGGGAATGGCAAGGGGAAAGGTGCACGTGGGGGTGAATCCGGCGGCCGGGTCTGCTACACTGGATGAAAAGGAGGGATGCGGCATGGCGACGCCAATTCCGGGGGCTTACCCGAGCCCGAGGATCGACAAAGGGGTGCTGCGGTGGTACGAGGGGGACACGTTCTCGATCGTGCTGCGGTTCGACCTGAAGGACCAGGACGGCGAGACTGTCACGATCGGGACGACGGACAGCATGGCGGTCGTGTTTCTGGACGACACGCGGCAGACCGTCCACACGTTCAGCTTTGCGAAGGTGGAGAACGACCAGGTCACGCTGAACTTCGACGCGACGGTCACGGCAAAATTCGCGAGGGGAAAATACACCTACGACATCCGGTACACGCACGGCGACAAGACGACGCTGGCGAGCGGGAACCGGGCATTCGTGGAGTAAGGAGCAGAGAATGAGGGTAGAAATTCCAAATCAGATCACGGTGACGATCGGCGGGCTGATCTCCCGCGGGGTAAAGGCAGCGGAGGTCACGTACGAAGGGAAGCTGATCTTCACGCTGACGGACGGCAGCGAGATCGACCTCGGCTCCGTCATCGGTCCGCAGGGGCCGAAGGGCGAGACGGGACCGGCAGGCCCGCAGGGACAGACCGGCCCGGCAGGCGCGCAGGGCGAGACCGGCGCGGCGGGCGCGAGCATCACGTCGATCACGAAGAAATCGCAGAGCGGGACGACGGCGACGTACACGATCGCGCTTTCGGACGGGAAGACATTTGACTTCAACGTCGAGACCGTCAAGGGCGAGAAGGGCGACAAAGGCGACAAGGGTGAGACCGGCGAGCGGGGGCCGCAGGGCGAGACTGGCCCGAAGGGAGACCCCGGCGAGAAGGGCGACAAAGGCGAGACCGGCGCGACCGGCCCGCAGGGGGACCCGGGTGAGCGGGGGCCACAGGGGGAGACCGGCCCGCAGGGCGTTCCCGGCGAGAAGGGAGACAAGGGCGATAAGGGTGACACCGGCTCCGGTTTTGTGGTCAAGGGCTACTATGGCTCGGCCTCTGCACTGCAGACGTCGGTGCAGGACCCGGCGGCCGGCGACGCCTATGGCGTGGGCGCGGAAGCGCCGTATGACATTTACATCTACGACGGCGTGACAGGCGCGTGGATCAACAACGGGCCGCTGCAGGGCGCGAAGGGCGAAAAGGGCGACAAAGGCGACCCCGGCGCAAAGGGCGAGACGGGCAGTACCGGCCCGGCAGGCACCGACGGCGTGACGCCGACGATCGGCGCGAACGGAAACTGGTATCTGGGAGAGACCGACACCGGGAAGCCGTCGCGCGGCGAGAAAGGCGATAAGGGCGACAAGGGACCGCAGGGAGAGCAAGGTGAGACAGGCGGGACCGGACCACAAGGGCCTGCGGGCCCGCAGGGTGAGACCGGGCCGCAGGGACCAACAGGTCCAGCCGGAGACGATGGTGCGCCAGGCGCCAACGGCGTGACGCCGACGATCGGAGAGAACGGCAACTGGTATCTGGGCGAGACCGACACCGGGAAGCCGTCGCGCGGTGAGAAGGGGGAGCAGGGAGACAAAGGAGACCCCGGCGCGAAGGGAGAACCGGGCGAGACTGGCCCGCAAGGGCCTACGGGGCCGCAGGGGGAGACGGGGCCACAGGGGCCAACAGGCCCGCAGGGTGAGACCGGCCCGCAAGGTCCAACTGGGCCACAAGGTCCCGCGGGCGCGACGCCGGTGAAGGGGACGGATTATTTTACCGAGGCGGACAAGCAGGAGCTGGCCGCGGCGGCCGCAGCGCAGGTCAGCGTGCCAGTCAGCTCTGTCGACGGGCAGACCGGCGCGGTCAGCCTGGCGGGGAAGTATGCAGCCCCGGCGAAGACCTATCCGGTGACGCTCACGGTGGCGGGGTGGAATGCGACGTCGAAGCAGCAGGCGGTGAGCTTCGCAGCGGCAAGCTCGACGGAGACGGACCATCTGCTGATCCCGACACCGAAGCTGAGTGACCTGACAGCGTACAACGACGCCGGGATCCTCTGCATCGGGGAGGACGGGACGGCGCAGACACTGACGTTCCAGTGCGAGACGGTGCCGACGGCGGCGATCACGGTGTATGTGACGGTGCAGAGCGTGAACTATCAGGAGGCGTCCGCATGATCTTCAATACAGCTTATCATAAAAAATCCGGCGGCATTGCGCTCACCGGCATAGCGGTAAAGACGCCGCCGACGACAACCAGGTTTAAAGCGGGTGCGGCGATCGACATTTCTGGCATGGTACTGGAAGCAACGTATTCTAATGGTGCGACCAAAGAACTGACTACAGGATTCACCTATTCACCGACAGTCGCCGCGAAGGGCGATACTGCGATCACGATCAGCTTCACGGAGCTCGGCGTTACTGCGACAACCACGCAGGCGATCAGCGTCGTTTCGATCAGCGCTGTGTTCTCGGAAAATGATTGGGCGGACATCATTGCAGCTGTGCAGAACAATGAAGTCCCGTCTACATGGAACGTTGGCGACAGCTGCAATATGACGATCAACAACAAGACCTACGCGATCGACATCATCGGCAAGAACCACGACGACTACGCCGACGGCTCGGGCAAGGCTCCGCTGACATTCCAGATGCACACGACCTACGCGACGCAGTACAAGATGAACGGCGGAGCGTATAACAACTGCGGCTGGAAGAACTGCCTGGTGCGAACATCCAACGCGTTCCCGGCGCTGAAGAAGGTGATGCCGGCGGAGGTCGTGGCCGCGCTGAAGGCCGTGACGAAGAAGACCACGGCAGGCGGTGCCAGCTCCGCCATTGACACGACGGAGGACACGCTGTTCCTGCTGTCGGAAATCGAGGTACAGGGCACACGGACATTCTCCTATGCGGGCGAGGGCACGCAGTACGAGTATTACAAGACGGCGGCCAACCGGACGAAAAACCGCGCGTGGTATCTGCGCTCGCCGAGACTCAACAGCACCAGCTGCTTTGACAGAACGGGATGGAGCGGCGAAGCGGACTGGAGCGTCGCGTCCGAAGTGGACGGCATCGCGGCGGCATGGTGCTTCTGAGAAGGGCATAAAAATGCCGCCCTTCCGGGCGGCAAAGATAGACAAAATTTGCAGCGTATGATATGATGGATACGCCCCATTCGTGGGGCGGGCGCTGCTGCATACGGCGGTCAGTCACTTCCCTGTAAAGGGGGTGATGCTGATGGGGAGCAGACCATGGGCGAAAGCCCTTCGGTTCCTGCTGCGAGTCGCAATGGTAATACTTATCATGCTGCTTTTCTCCCAGAAGGTTTGTTGACCGCCCGGAGGCACCCGAGCGGTCAATGATGGCTTCGCTATTTTGACTTTATCGGACTGACCGCCGCAGCAGCGTCCTTATATCTCCATTATACCGTCCCGCTGTGAATTGTCAAGCAGTGGGGCGGCTTTTTTACGCCCCGGGAAAGGAGAACAACGGATGGACCTGCAGGATCTGAACGTTGCCGTCGCGGAGATCCGCGGCAACGTCGACCGGAATACCGGCCGGATCAAGGATCTCGAGAAGAAGACTGACGCCGTGGCCAAGCTGGCCGAGGCCGTCGCCGTCATGGCCGAGCACATGAAGACGCTCGACGACAAGATCGACGGCATGCAGACGAGCGTCAACAACCTCACGCAGCGCCCGGCCAGGCACTGGGACGCGCTGGTCAGGATCGCCCTGACCACGCTGGTCACCGGCATCATCGGCTGGGTACTGGGCAAAATTCTGTAACACACGCCGCAAGGCGCGAAATTTGAAAGGAGAACTTACATATGAACGCAAAATGGTGGAAAGCCGCGGGTATCCGCGCAATCAAGACCGTCGCCCAGACGGCGGTAGCGACCATCGGCACGAGCGCGATCCTGTCCGAAGTGAACTGGATCGCCGTGGCCTCGGCCTCGGCGCTGGCGGGCATTCTGTCCCTGCTGACTTCCGTCGCGGGCCTGCCGGAGGTCAAGGAAGAATGAAGACGATGCCGCCGCAGATCGTAGACAATTTCACAAGCGTCAACATCTACCGGGGCGGCAATAAGCCGCAGTATCTGGTCATCCACTTCTTCGGGGCCCTCTCCAGCGCCTATGGCGCGTCGGAGTGGTTCAAGGCCCCGGAGGCGCAGGCGTCCGCGCATTACTGCGTGGATGAGAAGGACGTCATCTACCACTGCGTGCCGGATACCGACATGGCGTGGCACTGCGGGGCCGTGGGCGGCCTGCGCTACCGGCATCCGACGTGCCGCAACTGCAACTCCATCGGCATCGAGCTGCGCCCGCAGAAGCTCGACAGCAGCCGCCTGAACCCGAACGACAAGGACTGGTACTTCGACCGCCGCGTCATCGAAAACGCCGTGTGGCTCACCGTGAAGCTCATGCGGCAGTACAACATCCCGCTGGAGAACGTCATCCGCCACTATGACGTCACCGGAAAGATCTGCCCGGCCCCCTTCGTCGGCCAGGCGCACAACATCTACTACGGCACCTCCGGCGACCGCCAGTGGCAGGAATTCAAGGCAAGACTGCAGGAGGAAACAGCCATGAGATACGAAAAGCTGCGGGACGTCGACAACCAGACGTACCGCGAAACGCTGGACAAGCTGGTCAGCAAGGGCCTGCTCAAGGGCAAGGGCGGCACGGGCGAGGACCTGACGCTCGATCTGAGCGAGGACAACGTCCGCATGCTCGTCATCCTGGACCGCACCGGCGTCTTCGACCGCTGACCCGCCCGGCGGCGGGCAAGAAAGGGAGTGACGAAGCATCACTGCGCGCGTGGCCCTGCCGAAGGGGCTGGAAAACATGACGCGCAGGGACTGGGAGCACGTCGCTGACGAGGGCATCTGCGACCTGATCGACCAGCAGATCATCAGGCTTTATATCGTGGGCAGGCTCCCGCAGATGGACGCCGCCGCCGAGATCGGCGTCGACCGCAAAACCATCTCCCGCCGCCTGCCCCACATCTACAACACCGCCCGCCGCCTCACCGGCCAGCCGGACAAAGAAAAAACGCCATGAGCCACGGCTCATGGCGCTTTTTCTATATTCCGGGATTGGCTTTCGGACGATAGTTCGGGTTATACGATCTGCATGCGCGTTCCAGCGCGCGGAAGTCGCAGGAGATCTTGCGGAGGAAGCCGCTCTTTCCATTGACCACATCGTAGTATGTACGATTGGCATGATCCAGAATGGCAAGCTTTTGCCGGTTGCAATGCTCAATCTGGTTCAGGAGCAGGTTGCGATACTTCACGTCAGGTTCTGCGGAAATGTCGTATTCGATGATCGCAGTATCAGGGACAGGGACCATGTTGTTGAAGCCGAGAAGACCGAGGCGGCCGCCGTCAAGCTTCAGAATGTGCTTACCGGGCTTTAGATTGGCATGGTTCGGTTTCGGGGATTCCATGGGGACGAAATAGCGGAAGCTTCCGACAGTGAGAACAACGCCGACATAGGGGCGACGTTGGCCCTTGTTGAACGGGACACGGAAGTCACGGGAATGGAGGAAGGAAATATAGCGCTCACTGATGTGGCAGATAAAAAGATTCTCCAAGATTCGACCTTTCCGGGAAAGAAAAAGCGAGACTGCGGAAGTCTCGCTTTTAGTTGCCCATGATTTTTTAAGCCCCTACTTAACGGCAAGGGATTTCCGCTTTTTTGGCTCCCTACTTAACGGCAAGGGATTTCCGCTTTTTTAGCTCCCTATTTAACGGCAAGGGATCTCCGCTTTCATGGGCAGATGATGAACGGCGACGTTCAATCTCTGTAGATTCCTGAAATGGTTGTGCCGCGGATCGTGCGGTGCCAGATTTCAGGATTCTTTCGCGGATCTCTCCGCACCCCTAGTATAAACTCAAAAATGTGTAGAAGTCAAGAGGGGGAGCTGGGAAAATTTTTAAGAGGTGAGAATGTCCCACAAATGGTACATAAATGTCCCGGAAATGTCCCCCATAAAAACCGGAGAAGCGGCAGAATGAGAGTAGGAGCTGGCCAGCTTACTACTTTTACCGGAGGATTTTTTATGGAATACGCAAGCAAAGGACTCGCAGGGACTGCGCTGGGCTTCGGCATCGGCGGCGCTGCGCTGGGTCTGGCAAACGGCGGCCTCGGCAATCTGCTGGGCGGCCTGGGCCAGAACAAGAGATCGGAAGCTGCTGATGTTGCCGCGGCGGTCACGCCTGCCATGACGGTCGCTGCCATGCTCGCCGCACGGCAGCAGGAGCCGACATGCAGCGAGAACATGCCCGTCTCGCGCTACGAGCTGGAGCGCGAACAGAAGCTGGCTGCGAAGGACAGCGAGATCGCGCTGCTCAAGGCCAACACCTACAACGACGGCAAGATGCTCGAGATGTACAGCTACCTCGACGGGCAGCTCAAGGACATCCGCGACACGCTGTGCAAGCAGGCCGTCCACAACCAGCGCACCGAGGACAGCTTCACGCTGGTCAAGCAGGACGTCGAGTCCGTCCGCAAGGAGGCACTTGACGCGGTCAAGATGGAGGCCGAGCGCCGCTGCTGCGGTGACAACTCCATCGTCACCC